ACTGCTTACGCGATGCGTTCGAGCATCGCTCCGCTCATCGCTACGCGAGGCCCCCTAGGCCGAGCACCAACTTACCCCCTGCTGCGCTGTGGCTTGCAGGGGAGTTTTGGGTGGTGCATAGCACCACTTTTAGTAGGGATAGTTCTATCATTTTTCTAATGATATATTCTCTACCCGCCGAAATAAAATTATCCCGCGCCGCGGGAATTGATGGAGTTCAATGTCTGAAAACCCCGCCGACCTGGCAAAGAAGGTAATTCTTCAATGCCTCGCCGAAGGACTTACTGTAGAGGCTGCTTGTCAAGCCGCGGGTAAATCAATCAAGACATATGAGTACTACCGACGCTCAGACTTAAACTTTAAGAACCTCGCCGACAGAACTCGTCTCGGTGCAGTCAATAAAAAGTTTGCAGATTCTGACGTAATGGATTTAGACTTTCCTTCCTGGCGGGAAAGATTCCTCAAGCAGAAGACCTTCGGTCACCAGCAGAATCTTGTAGATGTCATTAACGGTAGGCAACCTTCCTGGTTCCACCCGTCGATGAAGTATGAAAAGGGTACGGCAGATAACCGCATCCTTATTAACATTCCCCCAAACCACGCCAAGTCAATTACTATCACCGTTGACTATGTAACGTGGAAGGTGGTACAGGACCCCAACTTTAGAGTCCTGATAGTTTCCCAAACCCAGCGTCTGGCTGCTGACTTCCTTTATGCTATTAAGCAACGCCTTACGCATCCAATGTACGAAGAACTCCAACAGGCTTATGCCGCTGGGGTTGGGTTCAATTCTAAGACCGCCTCTTGGCAGGCCACGCGTATTACCTTCGGTGATGAACTGCGTGAGTCTACTGAGAAGGACCCCAATATCGAAGCCGTAGGTATCGGCGGTCAGATTTACGGTAAGCGTGCAGATATGATTATCATAGATGACGCAGTCACTTTATCAAATGCTAATGACTTTGAAAAGCAGATTAAGTGGCTACAGCAAGACGTTCGCTCTCGTCTTAACCCGACGGGTAAGTTGATTGTTATTGGTACCCGCGTTGCCGCGGTAGACCTATATAAAGAATTACGCAACCCAGATAGATACCCAGGTGGCTTAGTCCCGTGGACATATCTGGCAATGCCAGCACTTCTTGAAACAGATGAAGACCCAAATAAGTGGGTAACACTCTGGCCTTACTCAGACCAACCCTTTGACGGGCAGTTGGATTCTGATAAGAACGAAGAAGAACTCTATCCCCGCTGGAACGGAAAACATTTATATAATGAACGTCAGTCTATGGATGCCTCTACTTGGGCGCTTATCTATCAGCAACAAGATATTTCTGATGATGCTATTTTTGACCCTGTCTGTGTTAAGGGTTCGATAGATGGAATGCGTAAATCAGGTCGTCTGGTTCCTGGTAACCCTGGCCACCCTCGCGACCTTAACGGTTTTAGTTTTATCTGCGGCTTGGACCCTGCTATGGTTGGTGACACAGCAGCCGTCTGCTACGCTATTGATAGGATTTCTCACAAGCGGTACATCGTGGATGCTATCAAGATTACCAGGCCAACACCCGCAGCAATTCGTCAACTCATATTTGACTGGACCAACCTTTACACACCCGCAGAGTGGATTGTGGAAAAGAACGCCTTCCAGTCATTCCTTACACAAGATGAAGGAATTAGACAACAACTAGCAAGCAAAGGTGTTGTCCTGCGAGAACACCACACTGGTTCTAATAAATGGGATTCAGGCTTTGGTGTGGCTTCTATGTCTACCTTGTTTGGAACTAAGCAGCAAGATGGAAAGCATCACCGAGATAATCTGATGCACCTACCGTCAGACCAAACTGAAAACATCAAGGCTTTAATAGAACAACTTATCACTTGGTCTCCGACGACCAAAGGTAAGACAGATATGGTAATGGCTTTATGGTTCTGTGAAATTAGAGCACGAGAGATGCTCAACACAGGAATGCACGTCAAGCACCATATGAGAAATCCTTTCCTTTCCCGCGCTGAGTTAAACAAGCGTCGGGTAGTAAACATCGACCAACTGTTGATGGAGCAAGAGAAACAATTTATCTAAGGGGAAACTAATGGCAACAAATAAAGGCTCTAAGGGAAACAGGGCTGGTGCTGATGTTTACAAGCAACCAACACCAGGTCGCGGTAAGCCAAAGTATCAGAACGTAATTAAAGAGGCTCGTGTAAATACCCGCACTTCAGCAAAACAAGAAGTGAAAAACGTGTCTAAAGTTCTTGGGAAAAAACTTACCCAAAAAGATATTTCTCGCAAGGCTGAAAAGCGCGGAAACGTTGCTCGTCAAATTGATATTGAAAACAAGGAACGCAAAGGTGTAAGAACACCTAAGTCAACAACAAAGGTCCCAGTCAAGCGTTCTGGCCGTGGTGGTTCACTTGGTGGACTTCGCGGTGGCGCAGACATCACAGATATGGTTCGCTAATGGCTGTCAAAAAGACTGTAGCAAAAAAGACAACGACTGCTTCAAAGCAAGCCGCTGCTATGGATAAGTTGATGAAGGAACGTGCGGCAGTCTCAAAGAAGACTGGTATGTGGCCAACAGATAAAGAACTAGAGGCTTCACGAAAGAAGAAGAAGTAGTGCCACGCAAAGACGTATTCGTCTCAAAGGATGCAGCCAAGCGCAAGAAGAAAATTAAAAAGGCTAAACGCCCAAATCACAATGGAACTAAGAGCGTTCATACAAACGGTAACGCTTTTCCCTATAGTGATTTCAACCGATAGAGGTAGATAGTGCTTAACACGCAAGAGGTAATCTCGAAGGTATCACGCCTTCAGACTAAGTTCGCAAAGCGCGACCAACGTATGCGCGATGTGCTTTCGGTACGCCAAGGAGATATCTCTAAGGTCTACCCAGCAATGTTCTCTGAAGATTATCCAAAGCCTCTTGTTGCAAACTTCGTTGACGTAGCAGCACGCGACTTAGCAGAAGTGATGGCTCCCCTTCCATCCTTTAACTGCTCTGCGACAAATATGGTCTCTGACTCTGCACGCAAGGCTGCAGATAACAGAACCCGCATTGCTAACTATTACGTTTCCTCTTCAGAACTACAAGTACAAATGTATTCTGGCGCAGACTGGTTTAACACCTACGGTATGCTTCCAGCGATTGTGGAGTTAGACTATGACACTAATAATCCTCGCATTCGTCTGCTTAATCCTTGGGGCGTTTATCCTGAGATTGACCGCTTTGGTCGCACGCTCTCGCTCACAATCGTCACTCAATCTGATGCTGAAACTCTTGCCACTCAGTACCCAGAGTTCTCGAAACAAATCTTCGGAAACTCGTTAAACGTACAAGGCTCACCGTTAATTACAATGGTGCGCTACCACGATGCTGACCAGGATATGGTCTTCCTTCCAGACCGTGGCAACTTAGTTCTTGCTAACGTTCCTAACGCGGTTGGAAAATGCTTAGCATCTGTTGCTATGCGTGCATCACTTGATGGTGAAGCCCGCGGTCAGTTTGATGACATTCTTGCTGTACAACTTGCTCGTGCACGCTTTGCAGTTCTTCAGATTCAAGCAGCAGAAAAATCTATCCAGGCACCTATTGCTATTCCACAAGATGTACAAGAACTTGCCTTCGGTCCAGATTCAATTATGCGCTCTTCAAATCCACAGGCTATTCGCCGTGTTCCTCTAGAATTACCTGCGGGTGTCTTCTCCGAGTCGCAGGTACTAGAGCGAGAACTACGCTTAGGCGCTCGCTATCCAGAGGTACGCTCAGGAAATATCGATTCGTCGATTGTTACAGGACGTGGCGTTCAAGCACTTCAGGCAGGATTTGATACACAGGTCAAAGCAGCACAGGCACAATTTGCTCGTCTGTTTGTTGATATGGTTGGCCTCTGCTTTGAAGTAGATGAAAAACTATTTGGTTCCATTACCAAGACAATCAAAGGTAATGAAGATGGAACTCCATACACAATGAAGTACATCCCATCTCGTGATATCAAAGGCGAGTATGGTGTAGATGTTAAGTACGGAATTATGT